GTAGAACAGCAGCCTCCAATTTTCAAAATTTTTAAAAAGTCTTGACGGCGTGAACACTTTGTAGAACTAGATATTATCAAGATAAAAAAAAGGCTCTTAGTAATTTCTATAAGAGCCTAATTTTTTAGAGTGTGGAATTAAAGTTAATTCAATTTTTTGCTATCGTTTAAATTTTGCTGTTTAGCCGTTAATCATTATTGACCAACGATAAACCGCAACTATTGACGTGAATCCACTAATTAACCAAAACAAAATCAAAAACAAAACAAAACTTATTTTTTCTGTAGTGTCATTAATTATTTTAGCTAAGAATGGCAAGCCTAAGAATAATGCTAAAGCTAGAATTTCGATGCTTAGCAAAATGGCTTCAGTCTTCACGCTTTTTTGATGCTCTCTAAACTGCTTTTAATTTGTGTAAGTCTGTTGCTTACAGCACTTGCAGTTTTGAGGTCACTAAACAGACTTCTAACAATTTTAGAAACTGCGTAGTTTGCATCTTTTATAGGTTTCTTTAGACCTACTTCAGAATAGGCTGATCGAATGTCAGCAAATTTGGTTTCTGAAGTGATTTCTAAACCACTACCACCATCTTCAATTGATTTTACAAAACTGAAAATCAATGAAAAGTATTTGTTGATGGTTCGGTTTACAGTAACTCTACCTTTTTGTTTCTCTCCAACACGTTTCCACAATAGAGCATCGTAGAGCGTGTTTTTGATGAAGAGAATCTCCATGTAGTTTAAGCCGTTTCCAAAGTCTGAGATATAAGAAACTAAGTCTTCACCTAATCTCTGCTCTTGAGCTTTGTATCGGCTTCTAGATTCGTCAACACTTGTCAAAGTGTTGTCTAGTTTTTTGAGTAAACTCATACCTTTTTTGATTAAGATATTGGTCATGCTTACTCTAGGATGTGGTTCAATTTTTTCAGCTTTTCTTGCTGTTGTATTTTTCTGATTCATTTTTAAATGATCTCCAAATTATGAACAGCATCAAATTGAACGTGGCTAAAATCCCGCACTCAAATATAATTTCTAGTTTTTAAAGAACGCTGTAGAATCCCTTGTTTCTACTATGGGTTCATTATCTCATATGGTCATCTTACTACAAGGAAGCGTAGTCAAATATTGTGGAACTGATTGAAATCTACAACAGTTTTCAAGTCAATTTTGGGTACATCAGAGCATTTTAAACGTCTTGGCAATGTGTGAACTAGATCAGCATGAAATCACCCTCTAAAACGCTCTAAAGTCTTGACGGCGTGAACACTTTTTAGAACACTTTGGAGCTGTTGAAGCTGTTGTATAGAAACAACAAATGGACTAGCACATCTTGGCAAATTTATCAAGTTTTGGAGTGATATAGTTGTTGTTTAAGAACCACTGGGCAGGTCGCCTAGGGGGGCCTGGCGGCTATAATGTAGTGGTCGGACATTTTTGAAAGGTTTTGGAATGTTAACTTGATAAATCGGGCATATCTTATATACTATATAGGCACACTTCCTATATAATCTCTGTCATGCATCTTAACTTGCAACCTTAGGCATACATAAGGTCATTATACAGACAGATTTAAAGTTTGTCAAGTACTTTTTTTATTATTTTTATAAGAAATAGCTTGACAGATCTGTTAACTAGTCCTATAATGGTATAGACAATGACTAATACATACTTAACACATCAAAAAAAAGCTAAAACTCTAACTGAAAGGCAACAGAAGTTCTTGGATTGTTTGCTTATAACTAATGGAGACTTGAAACAGGCTGCAAAGCTTGCAGGTTATAGCAATGGAAGCCATTATCAGGTAGTAAAAGCTTTAAAGAGTGAGATAATAGACTTTGCTACAGACGTTTTAGCCAATAGCGCACCTGAAGCAGCTTTCAAGTTGGTTGAAATCATGAATACAAACAAACCTATGCCACAAATAGGTAATAAACTACAAGCTGCGCAGGCTATATTAGATCGAGTAGGTGTTGTAAAGAAAGAAAGACTAGATGTTACTCATAATGTAGGTGGAGGTGTGTTCATTTTACCTGCTAAAGCAGAAAAAGAGGTAAGAATTATAGATCACAAGTCAGCATCAGAACTATCACAAGATGATTTAGAGCCAATCTTTGATTGGGAGAATGAAGGCGGAACTTAAATGGATGTAGAAAAGGAAATAAAGCTAATAGGTAGGCGCACAGAAGAAACATTAGCTATTATTGTAGATCATTTCAAAGATACAGACGAGCGCATAGAAGAATTAGAAGATAAGATACAAGAGATGGTAGATAATAATGCGCATGTCAAGAACCTTTTAATAAAACAGGTAATGTTTGATGGTAAATAAAAGTGGTAAATTATTATTATGTCACTAAAGATGAGGAAGCAATGACAATAGAAGTCTTAGCCCAACATGATGTATTAAATGATAAGGTTGCTCATTTCTTTAAGTCTGGTAGTGTTCTTCGTAAAGATGAGAACAACAGATTAAATGAGATCCACAAACTCTTGCCATCTAAAGGGAATCATGGCACTAACCTCGAATACGATATATGGTATGATTTCCCTGACGATCCTAGAATACATGGATATGTTTATACTGATGTCTTCACTAAGTTTATTTTTATGAAGCCAGCATCATTTGCTCACGCTACTCATATAATGGTTGCATCAGCTAAAGAAAAGATTACAGATGTTGGCGAAATGTTATTCGATAGCATAGTAAATAAGGGTACAGATAAATATAGATTAAGAAAAACCAATATAGACTATCCTTATATTATCTTTTTGCCAGGAACTAATCTCATTAATGATATTGTAGATTGGGATAGGGTTGCTAGAGAAGTTAAGTATGAAGGTGCTTACTTAAAGACTCATCCATTAACTTCTGCATACTCTATGGCAGACTTAAAAAAAAGATATGGTAGAAGAGTTATAGATAAGAAGCTGTCTGGACATACGATGTTAAAGACAGCAGAGATTGTAGGAACTTTTACTAATTCTGAAATGGGATTAATAGGTCTAGGACAAGGAAGTGAAGTTAGACTATTCGATAAGAAAGGAGCATCACCTCGTACATACACTCCTATTTATACTGCTATATGGAAAGGAGATGTGTATAATATTCCAGAGATAGATACTTTTAAAAGGATCTTATCTTCTGAGTTTTCTGGTTTGGTTTCTTATTTAACAGATAATCCACAAGAAAGAATAGATAATTTTTTTAATTTTTTTAAAAATACAAAACATGTCAAGCCAAAAAAACCTAAAACTCTTAATACTGGAAACAAATAATTTAACAAGACTAACAACTAATTCTATAGAAGCCAACATGACTGGCTACTCTTATAAGGTAGTTACACCAGGTGAAAGTAAAATAGGAACAGCTTTAAAGAATATAGACGATATAACTCTTGTTGTTAAAAGCGGATTAGTATTAAATATAAAAGAAGGAGACTTACCTTCTAGAGAGAAGTTAAAGAAATATCATTTAGCTGTAAGTAGAGAAGCAGTTTATGCGGATCATCCTAGTATTGGAAAACACTACGAGCTTACATCTAGAAATCTGCATAGAGGAATGATTGATCTTTCGCTCTTTATTATAAATCCTTACAAATGGGATAGCATTCCTGAGAGTGATACAGGCTTATTAAGTAATAGTAAACTATTATACATGCCTAGATATATGAACCATAGAGATGATATTATATTTGAAGAACAAACAATCAATGCTTGTGATGCTTTAACATACGGAGTATTAGGTGAACAAGCTTGTGTTTATAATTATCTTGGTGTATTAGGTAGTAAAGATATTTCGGTATTAGAAACATATGCATATTGTTTTGATAAACTCCTTCCTTTTACTCAAGGATTACCGAAAGAAGAAAAAGAAATAGTAGAATGTTTAGGAAATAAAACAAAAAAAAGAATTTCGAGATTGAGGCGCAGATTACATAATGTTAAATTTATCAATTAAAAGGAGAATATAATGGCACTTAGCCCAACATTTAAAGAAAAGTTTGAAGATGAGAATAGAATGCCAGGTGCATTTTATCAATGGATGCAAGCCTGTCCTGTCTTATGGATAAAAGGAGAAGCGCATTCTGATTTCATGACTTACTTGTTTCAATCTACTGGTGAAGTAATTGTTACAGATCAGAAACCAAAGCTGGAGTTTGTTGAAGATGAAAGGTCTGCAAAGAAATCTAAGCGTAAGAAACACTAAATGGAGATCGATGTATTTACTCCGTTATTTATGCTGCTTAACCTTGTTGCTGCCTACTTTATATGGTTGTAGTAGTAATGAAGTAATGAGTATGAAAACACGTTTCTTTCTTACTTGTATTAATAAAGTCTATGATTATCAAAAAGAATGTATGTGTGATCTTTATCCTAAAGGATATAGAAAAGAAGATTATTGTTCTGAGTGGACATACCTAAGGATGCAAGGATACCAAGTACCTTTGGATATACCAAACAAATGAAAAGCTTATTAGAAAAAATAGTAAAACGTAAAAGCTCTACTATTCCTTTTGGTTATGAGCTTTCTCAAGAAGATTCACAATACTTAGAACCTGTTGAAGAACAGATTGAAGCTCTCGAAGCCGTAGAAGAAATGATTGTAAATGAAGAAATATCTCTTCGTGATGGTTGTTATTGGTTAGAAAACCACACAGGTAGAAGATTGAGTCCAGCAGGACTTAAAAAAATTATAGATAAAAAATATGGAACAAGACAAGAAAGACTTGGATTCACATCCTAAGAAAAAGGCAGGAAGACCTAAAGGATCTAAAAGTAATTATAACTATCACTCGGAGACTAAGGCAAAGATGAGTGCTAGACGTTCTGTTAAAGCAAAAGAAAAGAGAATTGCCAAATTAAAAAAAGAAATAAAGTCACAGAAGAAAACTTTAAAAACACAGAAAAAAGTATTAAATAAACTTGACAACAAAACAGATAATCAAGTTATATTAGATTCTGATTTAGACTCTCTTCCTACTACAGTCCAGGATTATTTAGAACATGAAAATGTAGTCTTTCATCCTAATGACGGGCCACAGACGGAGTTTCTGGCTGCACCAGAGAGAGATGTTCTCTATGGTGGTGCAGCAGGTGGTGGTAAATCTTATGCAATGTTAGTTGATCCGTTAAGGTATGCGCATAAAAAAGAACATAGAGCTTTGATACTAAGACGT